TTTGTCCGCAAGAGCGGATTGCTCGTTCTTGTTGGCTGCAATGGCACGCTTGTTGATTGCGTCATGCAACGGATACAAATCGCGGTCTTTGATTTCCGCAAACCGCTCGGGCTGGCCGGGGCGAGAAAACTTGTGTTGAGAAATCAAGTTCGATCCTTGATATTCACGAATCTCAACAGTTCCCTTTGCAGTAGGCAGGTATTCGTTTCCCACCTGTCCGTACTTTGCATGAGCCTTTTTTGCTTCGCTTTGCGCTTGTGACAGCGTGGCATATGCATTTTGAAACACACATCGATCACCAAACAGCACACAAACGACAAACTTTGATTGCTGAAAGTAGAACTTGTCCTCTGCCTTCATCGTTTGAATCCCGGGTCTGGGTAATAACCTTGTTCGATCAACCTTTGCTTCTGTTGGTTGTACTTACGCAGTGCCGCCTTGTTCAGAATGCCATCTTTGCTGGCTAGTTTCAATCGAATTGCTTCGTCCATTGTGACAGAAACAATGGCCCCTCGGCAATTGAAACCGTTGGGCGGAATCAAGTTCTGCTCTTTGAACCGCTCGGCAGTTTCAATATAACCATTCATCTGCCAGTGATACCCCGGATTTCGGGATTTGTTGCCTTTGTATTGCCCGCCGGGCGCACCGCGAGTACGGCTGTCGTGGACTTCGACAAGCCTCAATAGTGGTGCCCATTTCTGAACCTCTGGCTTCTTGGCGATGTCGTATGCCGCGTCGTTGTACGCAGCCGACAGATTCGTTCGGTAGACGGTCTCAAGTCGCGCCGATGTCACGCCGACGATGTTCTCAACCTGCGCCCGTTTGATGAACTTGGCTAACCCGCCCCGACGCAGCCCAGACGCAAGGTGCTGTTTCTCAATACTGTCCGCGAGCAGCCTCTTGATCCGCTTCGCCTGTGCTGCCGTTGCGCCCTTGACTCTGAATGTTCCACGGAGAACATCGTTCAGATCCGCCATCTGCTTCTTCAGTTTGTCGAGAGCCTCTGAACGCTCCTCCTTGGCGATCATTTCGGCCAATCGCCTTGCCTGCAGCCGACGCTGTTCGACGGATGTCCACCCCATCGGCAATCGGCTTCTAAACCGTCTTATAGCCCTCCAGAACGGTCCCGGCTCAAGACCGACAGCGGTGGCGGCGAAGGTATCTGGACGCGTCTTGGGGAACTCCTGCGGCTTTATAGCCATGCCCGATTTCTTCGCAGCGGCGTATGTCGCTGTTTCACCGGACAAGTAGGCTAATGTCAGCATGTCGGCTATAGCCGCCTCAAACGAATCCCACGCTTCCTCCGCATCATCCGCGTCGCCACGAATCTGGCACGCGATAGCCGTAAGATACCACTGCCGAGCCTGTTTCAGTCCGGCGTTGTAGTTGCGAACGAAGTCGCTTGTCACTCCGACTTACCCTGAGCCTTGTCCAACTGCTTGGACTTACTCGCTGCCCACCGCTGCCCGGCATCGCCACCCCAAAGCAGCCACGCGATATAGCCAGCGGAGTTCTTGCCCCAACCCTTGCCTTCCTTATCGACTTCGTGTCGTGAGAAATAGGAGTGCATTCTTCTTACAGTTGATGGCGAGAGCGTCTTGCGATTGGCAAGGTCGCGGGCACGGGTCACGCCGACAGCCGTGCCACCACGCTTCCACTTCTTTCGCAGTTCCAAGCCACGAGTGGCATTGCTAGCCATCGCGCTCGTCGGCTTCAGGTCAACATCCGAGACTGCAAAACGATCCTTTCCGAACTTGGGCTGCTCGGAAACTTCCGTTTCCTCTTGCTCCTGCGCCTCCGGCTGCTCGTTCATTGGCCGAACATCCAGCGGGGACATGCCCGGCTCGGCAGGAGCCTGCAGAACGGTTTCTTCATCCTCCGGTTCGGATAGACCAAACACCTTGCGGGCCTCACGCTCCGACACTCGACCACCGAGTTTCGTGAACATTTCGATGGCCTTCATGTATTCGTCGGGATTCGGCTTGCTGACGCTGAACGAGAACTGCGGTGGCACACCTTCGTCCCCGAAGTTCATTCGGTACAACGGCTCAACAATCTCTCGCGTCATCGTTTCGGCAAGAGCGTTCGCGATGTAGGTCATCTGACGATTGAAGGTCTGCGCGTGCTGGTCAGCGACACTGCTACCGAGTCCAGAGTTGATCGCTTCGCTTGTGCCCGTCTGTCCCAAGATGATCTCCTTGATATTGCCCGACAGGTATTCGACCATCTTGGCAAATGTCTCGGCGTTGCTGGAACTTGGTTCAAGCAACTTGATATCGAATGGCTGCTCGGTCGCGTTCGGATCCTTGGGAATCGTAACGGATACATCGCCCATCAACTGTGCGAGAATCGAATCCATCTCCTCACGAGCCTGCATGTTGCCCATCGGGTAAGTACCGATGCGGAACCCCATGCCGTATCGCTCGCAGTATGCATCCCAATTCTGCAGAACACGCTGCTTCATCTTCCAGTAGTACCAGATCAGATCCCGCATGCCCCGGCCCAGATAGGCATTCTCGGCCTCGTATGGATCATCGAAGTCCACGCCTTGCGGCTGGAAAGTGTGCAACGCAATCGTCGCACGCTGCATCTGATCTAGTGGCAACACGCGGCTGTCCCAACCAATGATCGTGTCACCGATCTTGCCGGTCGTGTTACCCGATTCTGCGGTCTGCATCGCGTAGTAACGCGGACCGACCTTGATACCCACGGTCCCGTATTCCGTGATGACGATGCTATCTCCGTGAATCGGTAGCCAATCACGGATGAAGGTCATGTCCTCGGATCGCCCAAACACCATGTTGACCGCTGACCGTCCATACCACATCGCGTCCAACAAATGCCGCATCAGATCGGTAATGCGTGGCGTATTGCGAAGCAACTTCTCGATGGTCGCGGCCTGCTCAACAGCCTGCTCGTCGCCCGCAAAGTCTGGCTGAACCGCTACGGCCCAATCTGCGCAAGCAACCGACAACTGCAAAGACAGCAGCGGACCCATGACATCCGGGTCGTTTCGCATCTGCTTCTGCAGTGCCCGCTCGCTGCGGAACGCAAGTGAACCCTGCCGCAGAATCTTGTTGACGCTCGTATAGAACGAGCGTTGCATTTCAACAGGAGTGACGAGCGATTGGAATGCCGGGTTGACATCCGGTTCATTCGCCACACCCGCCTTCGCTGCCTCTTTGTTCTGCTCGTTCATCGGTTATAGATTCTCCACAGCGGCGGTCTGGTGTTCTTTACGGTTCGGACGCTACCCGGCTGGTGAATGTACTGCCTTTGCCGTGCGTATTCCAATAGATCGACCACCGCATCTACCGTGTCATCATGATCGGACAACGGGAAGGCGAGCATTTCATCGCGGATTGGCTCTTGAAACGGTTCGATCCTGCCATCCGCTCGGCACCGAAGCCGGAGCCTGCCTTGCTCAACCATCGGTTGCGCCTCGCTTGCCCTCGTGACCTTGTCCTTCGTTCGCTGCAACCGACGGACGGGAATGCGAGTAGTTTGAGCCAACTGCTGGCAGAGTCCCGCCTGCGGGCCATTGCCTTCGGCCAAGATCAGTGACGCTCCCAACCGTTCACACGCCTGAACCGCAGTTCGCAGAAAGTCAGGAAAGGTGGCCTGCATTCGAATGGCATCCAGCAGCCAGCAGTTTGCCTGTTCGTCAAGCATGCCGATCAAGCACACGGAATAGTCACCAGCCTCGCCCCGTTTCTCGGTAAATGCCCAGTCGATTGCCGCCACGATTGTGCCAGTGTCCTTTGCGTCTTGCGGCGGGTCGATTTGGTAGTAGGAGTTGTAGAGCCACTCTTCTTTGAATATGAGAGAGTCTTGGGAGATGGGCACGAGTTCATAGGCTCGCGCATAGCCAAGCGGACCCATTTCCGCACGCTGCTTTGCCAACACCTCGGGCGTGAACACCTCGGGCCACGGACTGATTTCACCGACGCACGGCTTCCAGAACAGGCTGTTGTCTTGTTCCGCCTGCCGCTTCCACTCGGATGTCAGATCGTCGATGTGATATGGCGTGAACAGTTTCCATGTTCGCGGCTTGCCCGCCGAGAAGTCACGCTGCGGCAACCAGTTGTTCTGCCACGCTTCCTTTACCTTGCTTCGCTCCGCAGGAATCAGAACGCTGTTTCGAAGGTCGCACACATCGTCCCCGACCAACAGATCGCATCGCCCACCGGCCCGACCGAAGATATTCACCGCCTGCATCGTCGCGTCGCGATGCATGCCCTCGTGCTTCACGATGATTTCACTGCTACCGTCATCCTCGGGCTTCGGCTTGATGACGGTGATTTCGGGAAAGATTCTTCGATACGCCTTGTGCCTCAGAATCTGAACGACCATGCGAATCTGCTCTTGTGCCTTCGTTACGGTCTGTCCGACATGCTTGATTCGTATGCGTGGATTGTGGCCGATTTCCCATGCCTCTCTCAACGCGCATTGCACAGATTTGCCGTGACCACGAGGCAGGCCGATCGTTGCGTTCTCGTGATCCGTCAGGTGATATTGCAGCAGATTGTGAACACCGGACTGCTGAAACCCCATCACTTCCGCGAAGTAGTTAGGGCATGCTCTTGCTAGTGCGCTGATCTGTTCATCACTCAGATTCATGACCTAGCCGTTTCGCCACGATCTGTTGCACTCGGGCACGAATATCGGGGCTGATTTCAAACCGTTCGGTTGCCGTTCCTGAATCCAATCGCTCAATCTTGTCCAGCGATATGGCGGCATTCACGCGGTCACGCATCATTGACGCTAGCACTTCTGCCGCGCGCAGCCGAGTTGAATCGCCAACATTGCGGTCAGTCAGAATACTGGCAACGACTCGCGGTGCGATATCAATTATGTTCTGCGGGACATTCCACCCATTATCAACGGCCCGTTGAAGCACTCTGAGACTACTTCGAATCCTCTTCGGATCGATGATTTCGACTTCATCCTTGTTTACGGGCGGTTGTTCAGACATCGGAATCTGGTTGAACTATCCATCGGTACGAGTTTGTCGTAGTTCATATCCAACGGCGGCATTTCCGGCCACTGTTCTTGCGGCTTGCGAATGAGTTTATTCGCTTTGAAACGGGAGTAGTCGACTAGATGTTGCCATCGACCCCACCGGAAATGAACCTTACATACATAAGGCACTTTGCATCGTTCAAGTGCCTTCGATGTCAGTCTGCTTTCCCATCTACCTTTGCTGATGATGTAGACGGGATACTTGGGATTTAGGGCTTCCACCAGAAATACTTCGTAGTTGGGGTGATCGTGACATTGAGGATCTTGAGGAACGCATCGACATGTTCTTCAAGTTCGAAATGCACGATAAGTGATCTATGGCAATCCTTGTCGGCCTCCATGTCCGGCATGTCGAGCCATTCTTGATCCTCGCTGTTTGAGGCCAAATCGGCACTGAGAGCGATCAGCCTTCGTTCCAGTTCCCTCTCATCGAAACCGCATGCTTCAAGCAACTCCTGATCTTGAATCTGGAGTTCCTTCAACTGCTTTGCGAGTTCGATGTCATTCCATTCTGCTAATTCAGCCGTTCGATTGGCTGCAATGGCGTATGCCCGAGCCTCGTCACCACGCAGGTCGGTTTTCATGACAACGACATGAGTCTTTCCCATGTCCTTCAGCACTTGCCATCGTGCATTGCCGGATCGGATCACATCATCTGCGTCAACGATAATTGGATCAACCTGCCCGAACCGATTCAGCGACTTTCGAATGCTTTCAATGTTCGCTTCGTTGTGATTTCGAACATTGTCAGAATCGGGCTTTAGGCTGTCGATGGGAACCGTCTCGATCTTCATGGCAGAAGCCGATCACTTGTTCCAAGGCATGAATCCACTCACCCAACGCCACAGCGGGGGGCCGATCAGCGCACCAGCCACAAAAACAACAACGGTGAAGAAGGTCGTACCAAGCAGATCGTTGAACCACTGCATGTCAGTCCTTTCGTAAATGTGGAAGATAAACTTCCAGTTCTTGTAGTTCGCAACAGTCCGTCACCGTTGCTTATCGTTGGCCTTTCGCCACGCGGCATCGAATTCGCGGTCCATTGCCCGTTTCATCGCAATCCATTCGCGTGTCGTTTCCGGCTGGTCATCGGACAGTGTAGCAGCCGCTATAGACGCTTCCTGAATCTTGCGCCGTGGTATCCATCCCACCGCTATTCGAATCGCGGAGAACAGCCCTGTAGCCGCTCCAATCCATACCATAGCAGCACCAGCGGCGGCGATGGCGAGCCACTTGAGCAGGTCCGCCCACCACGGCGTACGGTCGGTCACGCCGGGTAGGGCCGTATGAATGTCACCCACCGCCTCACGGATCGCCTCGGCGTTGGAGCGAATCTGCGTCACCTCCGCGCCGTTGTCGTTGATTCGATCCACGGCCACGATGATTTCGTCTGCGTGTTCGCGTATGGCGGTCGCCCGCGTCGCGATGCGCTGCGAGGCCGAACAGCACCAGCAGCAGCAGCAGCAGGCCAGCAGCGTCCAGCGGATTAGGCCCATGTGCGAACCGGCTGGCTCGGTGCCGGGTCGAGGATCGGAAGCAGGTCCAGCACCTCCTGCGGCAGTTCACCCGACACGCGCAGGTTCGCATGGAATCGCGGGTCCACGATGGGGTCCTCCACGATGTCAGGATCTTCGCCCATGGTGATCTGCATGGTGACGGGTCCGAGCCAACCGATGTCCAGTCGCGTGCCCTCGTAGTAGGTCACGGTGCCATCGGTTACGCCGCCGTCCTCGTTGAGGATGTTGATACCCGCAGCCGCGAACGCAGCGCGCATCTGGGCCTCGGTGTCGGTGCGAAGGTAGTAGTCGATCATGAGGTGATTGCGTCGAGTTGTGCGGATGTCATGGCGAACGGATAGAACTTCACGAACTGAAGCGTCGCGGAGGGAATCTGCACACCGGGTGAGCCAACTCGGGTCGGAACCCGCAAAACTGCACTTGTTACTGCCTGCGGAGTTCCCGCGACTCCATCAATGGAGAAGTTGTGTCCAGTTGCTCCGTCAATAACAGACGCAGCAAGTTTGCGGTTCACGCCAATCGGTCGATTTGTTAGCCCGACTGTCGTAACACTGCCCGCCGTAACACCAGCCTGAGAGAAGTGGGTTGGGTTTGCAGCGTTATTGATGGTGAACCCGTGGCACCTGTTGCCTCCAACATCTCGGATGTCAAATAGTCCGGGGAATCCACTCGTCGTACCGACTCCGATGTTCCACCCCAACGCGAATGTGTGATTCGGATCAGTGTTATAACCGTAGGTCGCCGGATCAAACGGGAACTCGCAAACATCCGCCGCCCGCTGC